GCTCAAGGTGCACTGTGTCGCTGAGAGTAAAACCAAAGTGTGTAGTTACCCACTGACTACTGGTGCCTATACGGCATTGCTGCTGCTTGTGGGCGTCACGATGTTGGGCGGACGATTCGGAGCGACTGTGCCTTCGATTTGCGCTGTCTGTCACCGTGACGAGTTGGATATGCTGAGCCGTCCACGCGGCTCTGAGCAACATTCGGTACGTGATTTCCTCGTTGCAGAGTGGTGCGTCCGCTGCAACAACACGACATGCGTTTTGGCGCCACGCGAGTTCTGGGGACCTCGTGAGGTGAGCAAGCGCGTGTTCGTACCGACGAGCATTGTGGCCGATGCCACACTCATCGCGGCACGCCATGCCGCGAGTAAGGAGTGGGACATTAAGCCATCGTGTGCAGATATCCAACTTTTGAATTTGGTTGCGGGAGTGGATAATGCCGCGTTGCGCCGCGCGTTGTTAACGGTGGGCGTGGCGGCGATCATCAGCGAGCACACATTGCTGGCGGGCACGTTTTGGGAACGTGTGTATGCCAAGCATTGCGCTAATGGCCCCAAGCCGAGCGCATGGCGCTTGGTTAAAGCCAGCAGCAATTGCTCGCAAGGGTCGTCCGCACCTCCGACACCATTTTCAGACAAACGAGGGCCATTCCGAGGAGATGATGGCGACGTTGACGACGGAGGTGAGTCCGGGCACGCCGTGAGGCCCGTACTTCCCGACCCTGCCGACAATTTCCGACAGGCAGCGGTCGCTACGATTGTTGAGGAGCAGCAGCGTGCTTACGTGGAAGGGCACACTCTGCACAGCACAACAACAATGACAGGAGAGGGTGCGCAAGTGCCACTGCCACCAGGTCTTGAAGGTGGCGTGGCAACAGGTGCTCGCGAGGCGCGAGGGAGGTTTCCCGTCGTGACCGAGAGCGAGAATTACCTCCACTCGAACAATCCTACCAATCTGCAAGCGGCCCACGATTTACGCAACGTGGGCATCGGCAATCACAACCCATTGGAGACAGAGGCGCAGACGCGCGATGCTCTAGTCGAGCAACTGTTGACCAAGTTGTTCACGCCGAATAACGTGCAGAAAGCGATGACGTCTTTTGTGTCCGTTCGCGCCACGGCGTTGCCGAAGAAGATGAGCGAAGCCGCGAAGGAGCAGGCGGAGCGCGACGCGCTGAATGCCATTGTGCAAGGCGACGCCGTCGGCTTCAGCACCGTGGTGAAGGCCTTTGTCAAATCCGAGGTCACTGGGAAGAACAAGCCCAGGCCCATCGCGAACCATGGCGAGGTGCGCCTGTTCGCGTTGGCCAAAGTGGCGTATATCTTCGAGCATGTGATGTTTGACAAGCTGCAGAAGTCTTCGATCAAGGAACGGCCGAAGGCCGAAGCGATCGGTGAGATCCTGTGGAACATGCACAAGATGAGGGAGGGGGCGTTCGTCGAGAACGACCTTACTGCCTTCGAATTCGGGATCTCGGAGCCGCTCAAGCAGATCGAGCAGAAGGTCTTGCGGCACATCGGGGGCATGATTGGCCTCGAAGACGTCGGTCAGACGCTATTCGACCGCGTGGTCGACGACCGCGACAAGTGCGTCACGTGGCAGATGAAGTACCGCGATGCCACAGGGGAGACGCAGAAGGCGAAGATCAAGCTGGGGCAGACCATGCGAGAGAGCGGCGACAGGATCACAAGTTCGGGGAACTTTTTCCAGAACCTGATCGCGTGGTTCTCGTATTTGGTGGACCCAGACCACGTGAGTGATGCGTTTGATTCATTGCTGGCATTTCGCGGTGCCCGCATGTTTTACGTATCACCACGAGACAAGAGGATCTCGAACGTTCGCGGCTGCGATAAGCGGAAGAAGTATTTGTGTTGCCTCGCTTTCGAGGGAGATGACACGCTGGGTCGTTTTGAGGAGACGCTGTGGCCGATCAATGGCGACCCATGCATGGTAGGAGCGTTTTTCGAGAGGTGGGGATGGCGTGCAAAGTTGGTGTGGAAGCCACTCAAAGGCGACACGTACGTGCGATTTGTGGGCTACGAGGCCCTGATTCATGACTGCCAGGTGGTGTACGAGAATGGCAAGCCCGTGATGACTCCTGAAACGAAGAGGTTTCTGAAGACTAAGGCGTGGACGGCTTCGACCGTGACGCCGCAGGAGCTCAAGACGTGCATACGCATATTCGCGGCGACGCTTGCGCAGGGCTACGTACATGTGGAGCCTATGCACGCCTTTCTCAAGGCGATGTACGATGACAACGCTGGAGGCGTGGACGTCGACGCGTCCAAGGTCAGGGAGTACATCTTGGCGGCAACAGGCAAGCTGCCTGAGCACAACCAGGTTGTGGCCGCGAACGTGCCTTTCCCCCACTTTGAGGGCGGTTGCGCGTACAACTGGAAGCGGCTGCTGCGTGTAGCAGCCGGAGAGTTCCAGGAGCGCGAGTGGGCACTGATGTGCCACATCGGCAGCATGCAGCAGCATGGTGCCGACCTTGCCACCTCTGTTCCCGCCTCATGGCGGGCGTAGCAAAACTTGAATTCACTTAGTTTCACCCCGCCATAGGCGGGTTCACACGTGAGCATTTAGCGGGCGCATTTTGCGCAATTACCCGGTAGGTTTGACACAGGCCCCGGGGTCGTACACTAACTGTTGGGACGTCCGCGCGACCAGCAGGGATGACGGAGTGCTGCCGGTGTACGATGAGTTGGTCCAGGTGGCTATTATCCATGCTGCTTGGTAGGGCACGCGGGGGGGGCGTTGAAGCGCACTGAGAGAGAGAGCGCTCCCCTTGGCCGGGACTGTGCCTAATTCCACCCTTATGCCTCAGTAGCCGGGGCTAGTCCGGTGAAGAGCCTGGGCGCGCAGGGATGCGCGAACGGTGAGGGCGCCACACTACCCGCACGCGGCGGTTGCTTGCTTGGGAGGGCAGCGTAAAGTGTGGATTGCGTCGTGTGAGGGTCCCGAAGCGCACGAGTACCTGCGAGGGTTGGATTGGTTCGTTGCGCTCAGCGCACAATGGCCAGCCCACATGTGGGGAAATTGCGTGGATGTGCCGTTGGGGTAGCACGCTCCGGTGGCTAATGAGCGAGTACGAGGCCGCCCTTGGGCGCGCGACCATCGGCGACGCCAACGATCGAATTAGCGGTCGTGCGTCGATGGTGTCAGCGCGCGCTCGGGCGACGTGCAGCTCGGGCATGACGCACAAATGGCAACGGCGCGGGTTACGGCGCGCCATACCGCGGTTTGGGGACGGCCCCCCAGCACACGTGTGTTTTGCGATGCCAAAACGCGGTGCCCTGCTAACCACAGGGTGCCGTGTGGCGGCTGAGTGCATGCGTCCGGTTATTAGACCGATGAAAACTTTTGCTTTAAACGCGAGCTTAATTAATTGCATCCCACACCTGCTCCGCGCACTGCGGTTGATGCATAGCTCTCCAGGTGTACTGTGTCCGCTCGCGCATGCATGGAAACCAACCTATCTCAGGTTGTCGTAAGGAGCTACAAGAATGTCACTCACGAAGCGAGGCTTGAAGAAAACATTGGCGAAGGTCAAGAAAGACCTCAAGCTGAAGAAGACCTCGAAGAACAAGAGCGGTCGCACGGCCGCGACAATAGTGCTAGCACAAGGGGCAGTAGCACCCCCGAGGAAGAATTTTGGGACGCGATCGGCTGGGAAGAAGTCGAATCCATCAATGTTGGCGAAGTGCTTAGATGCGCGCGTTCCGCGTACGCTTGGCTTGCCGCGTGCTGTGGCGCCATACACCGTGATCCGCACCACTAAGATGCACCGGTCGACGTCTTCTGTGCTTGTGTTCGGGACGTTCATGCACGAACAAGTCGCAGGGGCTCACTGGCGCAATTGGTGCGGCATCGAGGCGGTCGACAGCACGTTGGGCATTGACGCAGACGACAACACGAAGTCCATCACGATGGAGATGTCCAATATCGGATACGGAGCTTGCTTGGTGCCTGCGGCGATCACCGTTCAGGTGATGTGCCCCAAGCCATTGCAATTGGCAGGCGGGTTGTACGCCATGTGCCGCGTGAACCAGAACCTGGACATCGGCGGTTCACCACGCACATACGACAACGTGCGCGACACGATCATTTCGTACTTTTCACCCAGGATGCTAACTGGAGGGAAATTGGCGTTGCGAGGTGTGAAATGCTCCGCTGCCCCGATGGACATGGGCGAGTACAGTGACTTCTGTCCGCTGGAAACCACAGCGGCAGACCACGTTTTCAAATGGACTTCGGGCACTGCAAGGCCAGCTGCTTTGACTCCGATCGTATTCGTGCGGGATGCTGAAAGCACTGATGAGGCCATGAGCTTCATGATCACCGTTGAGTGGCGCGTTCGGTTCGATCCGCAGAACCCCGCTGCCGCTAGTCATACGCACCACGACATACTCAGTGATGGGGCCTGGAACCAAGTTCAAAAGACGATGGCCATGGCAGGTCACGGAGTTGAGGAACTGGCCCAAGACGCCACTGAAGCCGGTGCGATGGGGTACGGTGCTTTGAAGGCTCTGGCGACTGTCGGTGAATTGGCAGTCTAAAGCTCTGATAAGACTATGAGGTGGGCGTGCGTCGGTTTCGCATGCTGAATAAAAACCTGCAATAGGGGTTGACGGTTGCAGGGCTCTGAGGAGTAATCAGTTGCCG